GACAAGTTTAACTCTAGCCGGTGGTGTTCCTTTCGTCGCAGCTGCAAATGACACTATTGTAATCAATTTAAATCAATTACCTTTTTACGCTATAAGATTAGCTTATACCGCCACAACCGCTGGTACTGGTACATGCAGTATCTTCATAACAGATAAACAGATTGGTTAAATATGAGAAATTATTGTAGATTATATAAAATATGCAAGGATACAAACTGCCTTATTAAAGTGGAACAGCATATAAGTAATTTCTATCTTCGCAGCCTTACGGCGGGGCACACAAGTAAATGCAAACCTTGTCATAAACGTGCGGTTGATAAGTGGAGAAAAGAAAATCCAAAAAAATATCAATCGTACTGTAAAGTTTGGGCATCGCGAAATTCAGAAAAAGTAAAAGAAAGTCAAGATCGTTATTGGAAAAAACATCCAGGAAAACTTAAAGAAAAGTGGGCTCGACATCAAATCGTACGCAGGTATGGCGCTACGTTAAAACTGAATAAAAGTCAAAAATGGGCTATGCAGCTTATTTATGGTCTATGCCCTCAAGGTTTCGAAGTCGATCACATTATTCCTCTTAGGGGAAAAAACGTAAGCGGTTTGCACGTACCGTACAATCTTCAATACCTGACTAAAGAAGAAAATCGTAAAAAGGGTAATAGGTTATAACTGTGAGTCAATCATATAACTATCCAAGTTCAAGCAATGTAACATTAACTGGTTCCACTAATGGATTACCGATTCCGACTACCAGCATTGTGGTCGGCGGTGAGAATTCAAGCGGAAATACAGAACCGCTGCAGTTAGATGCATCAGGTAATTTAAAAGTATCCTTAGCCGGTGACGTTGTAATAGGAAATGTAAATTTAACTGAAGTCGGCGGTGCAGCAATTGCATTAGGGCAGACAACGATGTCCTCATCATTGCCTGTAACTATTGCTTCAGATCAAAGCACGTTAGCAGTTAGTGCAGCAAGTCTTCCGCTACCAACAGGAGCTGCAACGTCTGCAAATCAATCTACTGAAATTAATTTATTAACTTCACGACTTACCGGGTCTTTAGTACCGACGGCATTTAACGAAGTTGATTTAACTTATATTGTTTCAGGAAACGGTGCCGGACAAATTGGAACAGCAGTCTATAAATTAGCTTCTTCAACTGTTAAAACTTTAACATTAACTTACGATAGTTCTAATAGACTATCTACAGTAGTAGCGAGTTAATTTATGGCTTTATCCTTTAATTTTAATCCATTCACTGGTAATTTTGATCAAATTAGCACAGTAACCATTAGTGGAACCCCTAATGGTTTAAGTATTGATGCAAATCAAGTATTATCTTTAGCTCTAGCTTCGACTTCTACTACGGGGGCATTAAGTTCTACTGATTGGAATACATTCAATAGCGCTGCTTCCGCAGTTACCTCGGCGACTTCTGCCAATACTCCTAATACTATTGTTAAAAGGGATGCGTCTGGAAATTTTGCAGCAAGTGATTTAACGATCGCTCAAGCAGATACAGTGGCGTCAGGAACATTAGCAATTGGTACAGTTAATGCTAGCATTATTAATATTGGACGAAGCGGTGCAACTGTTAACATCCAAGGTACTACAATATTTGAAAATAGTACGACGTTAAATGTTTCAAATCCTGTTATTAATGTCAATACTGCCGGGGGCGTGGGCTCAGGATCGAGTTCGGGTATTAACATTGAAGAAAATTCTATAGCAACTGGGTATGCTTTAACGTCCGGAGATCGTAATAGTTGGCAGTTTAAAGCACCAAATACAGCTGGAATAGCAACCATAACTCCAGGAACAAGCGGCATTACTTTAGCTGGTAGTATTACTAACGGCACAAACTCAGGTACTAATACTGGGGACGTCACATTATCTACAGCAAACGGATTAAGTTTATCTGGTCAAGCCTTAAGTTTAGCTCTATCTTCATCGTCTACGACAGGAGCATTAAGTTCGACAGACTGGTCAACGTTTAATAGTAAACAAGCGGCTGGTAATTATATCACAGCTTTAACTGGTGATGTGACTGCTTCCGGACCAGGATCTGCGGCAGCAACGTTAGCTACTGTAAATAGTAACGTCGGATCATATACAAACGCATCCATCACTGTAAATGCAAAGGGTTTAGTAACTGCCGCATCCAGTGGGACAGCTCCCGTAACCTCGTTAACTGTGAATTCATCAAATGGATTCGCTGGAACTTCAAGTGGCGGCACAACTCCGGCATTAACCTTATCGACTACAGTCACAGGTATTCTATATGGTAACGGCACATCAATGGCCGCTGCGGTCGCTGGGAACTTTCCTACCTTAAATCAAAATACTACTGGTACTGCCGCAAATATTACTGCTACCTCTAACTCAACATTAACCACACTTTCGGCGTTAAGTTTACCTTATTCCCAAGTGACAGGTGGGCCGAGCGGAACTGTTACATCATTTTCATTTACTAATCAAGATAACGTTACAGGAACAGTAACTAATGCAACTTCTACTCCTACGTTAGCTTTAGCTCCTACAAGTTCCACTCCTGCAGCTTCGAGTTTTGCTTCATGGGATGCCAACAAGAATTTAAATGCTAATAACTTAATAGAAGGGTACACTACGACTGTGACGGCAGCCGGAACCACCACATTAGTAGTTGGTAGTACATATCAGCAGTATTTTACAGGAACCTCAACTCAAACAGTTGTATTACCAGTAACTTCTACGTTAGTCTTAGGTCAACAGTTTCAGATTATCAATAATAGCACTGGTGTAGTAACTGTTGAGTCCTCCGGTGCTAACGTCATTCAAGCAATGGCTGCTGGCACACAGTTGACCGTCACAGTAATCTCTACATCCTTGACAACAGCTGCAGCTTGGAATGCGGTTTATGTCTTAGGGATTGCAGCAGTTATTAACCCCACACAACAAATATTTTCAGTGGGTACAGGAACCTATACGACTCCATCGGGCGTTCAATACATTCGTGTTAGAATGGTTGGAGCGGGTGGAGGTGGTGCCGGAGGCGGTAACGCGGGTGGTGGTACCGGCGGCGGCAATGGTAATTCTTCAACATTTGGTTCGTCTCTATTGACCGCAAACGGCGGCAGCGGCGGAGCATTCGGCGGCGGACAAGGTGGAGCCCCTGGATCAGCTTCCATCAGCGCACCCGCGCATGGTACGGCGGGTTACGGCGGGCATGGATGGCCAAGCACATATACAGGCACATCTACCTATAATCAAGGCGGTAACGGGGGAGCTTCATTCTTCGGCGGTGGCGGGTACGGGGGGTATGCAAATAGTGCTGGCACCGCGGGTTTAGCTTATGGATCCGGCGGCGGAGGCGGAGCAACTGGCCTAGCTAACGTGCCATCCGGTGCCGGCGGCGGTGCAGGTGGTTATGTAGAGGCGATTATTCCGTCCCCGAGTTCCACTTATTCTTATTCAGTTGGTGTTGTTGGTGGTGGCGGAAGTGGCGGTACGAATGGTTTTGCTGGTGGCGCAGGCGGAGGCGGTTACATAGAAGTAACTGAATATTATCGATAGAGGTTATTTATGTTAAGTTCATTAATGAGTAAATTAAGTCCAATTATTGCAAAAATACAGCCCATGGTAATGTCTATCATAACCTTGGCACCATTACCAGTTGGAATTGCTATAGGATACATCTTTCATGCAGAGATTAAGATTGCTTTAGAAGCTATCCATGCATTAATTAAGTTAATCGCTTTAATATAAGGAATAGTTATGAAGAATGTAAGTTGCAACGTATTAAGCGCAGTTGATACTGCGAGTCACAACGGGATACAAATTGATTCAAATCAATTAATCTCTGCTAGTTTTCAAGCAGTTTTTGGAGATAGCACAGCAGCAGGTACTCTTCAGATTCAGATGTCAAACGATATCTTTTTAGAGAGTTATCAACCCAGTAACTTTACAGTAACTAACTGGACAAATATACCAAGTGCATCGGCATCTGTAAGTGCTGGAGCTTCGGTGGTTATCTTGATTCCACAAGTTAGCTTTAGATGGATGCGGGCGATATATACTTCATCTTCAGGCGGATCTTCAACTATCAATGTGCAGATGTTTGCTGTGTCTATATAGTGTGATTTATGAAATGGTGTTCGAAATGCCAACAGACTAAAGAAACCTGCGAGTTCTATAAAAATAGAACAATGCGCGATGGTCTGTCCCCTTGGTGTATTATTTGTCGCAAAATACACGAGAGGGGCTATCGGGATAACGACATCTCCAAGGCTATAGCAGCCGACCGATCTAAACAGTGGCATGAGGATAACAAGGAAAAGCATAATGCTCAAAATAAACGGTGGGCAACAAATAATAGAAACCGAATGAATGAGCTACAGAGAGAATGGAATAAATGCAATAAGAATAAGATAGCTTATTATGCAGCACAACGACGGGCGACAAAACTACAGCAAACACCTAAATGGTTGACTGATGAACATACAACTCAAATTAAACAGATTTATTTAACATGTCCTAAAGGCTATCATGTTGATCATATTATTCCATTAAAAGGTAAAGATAAAAGAGGTTTGCACGTTCCATGGAATCTACAACATCTACCGGCTTCTGAGAACATAAAGAAAGGGAATAAATAATGATTGCGGGTACTTTATTCCCAGTGTTCTGGATTGATGCGCCGGAAATACTATATACTAATGTGACTCCGATTCCTGGATCAGCCTCGTTGCCCCTGCAGGTTGTCGCTAATTCTGGTGTTAGAGTAGCGTACGGGATTTCATGGATTGATACAACAGGGGATTACATAGGTGTATATACAGGATCTATAGGTAATGAAGTATTAAGAACTATAATAGGCGGCGGAGTGGTATCCGCAACTCCAGTAGTGATAAGTGCTCATAGTAGAGTTTCGTTACGGTCAATGACGAGTACAGCTATCACTAATGGGCAGTTAATTATCACATTTTTGGGACAAGGATTAAGCTAATATGGCTACAACAACAGTTAAAGATGGCTATAATGGCGGTTCTGATAATCAGCTTAAGGTTAACGCCGATGGATCTATTAACGTCAACACTTCTGGTGGAGGTGGTGGATCGAATGTTAATTTAATTAGTGTAGGTGGCGCTAGTATAAACTTAGGCCAAACAACTGAAGCAAATTCGTTACCCGTGGTTTTAGCGAGTGATCAATCTCCTATAACAGTTATCTCTTCAGGTAGTTCGACAGTTTCCGGCACAGTGACATCGAATACGGCGGGATTGAATTCTTTTCAGACAAGTCAGTATATAATAGGCCTAACTGCGGTTCAATTAGCTCCTACTCCGCTAACTAATAGAAGTTCTATTAGTTTAGCAGTAGAAGCAGATCCAAATGTTGCTGTTTATATCGGTAATTCAAGTGCGGTAACCGTATCAACTGGCTATCCACTTTATAACGGAAGTACAATACAATTAGATTTAACGCCTACAGGAAATATTTGGGCTATTACAGCCACTGCCGGTCAAACCATAGCAGTACTGGAGATAGCATAAATGGCAAGAATTGGTACCAGTTCCACTGGCGGTAATGTTAACATTCAGGATACGAACGGTAACCCACTTAACAGTGTTAATGGTGCCTTAAATGTTAATATTGAAGGTGTCAATCCTAATCAGAACTCAGTTCTGATATATAATGCTGAATCCGCAGTTGCAGTAGGAGTCACAACTACAGTAGCAACCTATACAGCACCTGCTTCTCCGAAAGTTGCGTGTTTATTGTTAGTATCAGTAGGTGGTACAAATGTCGCACAGTGGACAATTACAAATAGTAGCAGTGGGATTTATGACCAGAACTACACATCAGCTGCGCAATTAAATGAAGTTTTTACTTTTGAAACAGGATCGTCTATAGTTCCTGGTCAAATAATAGGTGCGGGAAATACTATAACCGTGTCGGTAAAGCAAGTCGGGACGGGTCCCGGAAATTTTAACGCTCGAGTACAAATATTGGAGATAGGTTAATATGTTAGAACAAAAGAAATTAAAAGCGGAGCTTTTAAGAGTCCAAGCTGCTAAGGCAGAAATGGAGTATATCATGGAACAGAGGATGGAAGAAATACGACGGTTAGAAGAAGCCGTTAAAAAACAAGAACTTGCAGAATCTTCACTGCAGGAAAAACTAAACGCCTTAGTAGGAGGATAAACTAATGAGCGATTTTAATAGTTCCTTACCGGTTAGGACCGAAAACCCCGGTGACGTCATCATCAAATTAGCAGATGCAACGACGCCAAGTCAACAACAGGCAGTTAACGCTGCCGGATCAGCCCAAATTGACGGGCAAGGTGTAGCAGGTACCCCAGCAGGCGGTGTTGTATCTGTACAAGGTGTGAGTGGTGGAACCCCACTACCTATTAGTGGGAGTATATCAATAACAGACCCCGCTGAAGGACCTGTTGGATCTCCGCCTCCCGCAGATGCTATCTATATTGGAGCGTTGGTTTCGACCGCGTCTCCTTCATTTAGCACTGGGAATATGGAGTCACTCTCCTTAACATTAGCTGGAGCAGTACGAGTAGACGGGTCGGCAGTGACTCAACCTATTAGTGCAGCAAGTTTACCGCTACCAACGGGTGCGGCAACTAATTCTGAGTTAATTACAATTAATTCAACGTTAGGATCTCCATTCCAAGCTGGTGGAAGCATTGGAAATACCGCGTTTGGTATTTCTGGTTCTCTGCCTGCTGGTAGTAACGTCATCGGCGCCGTAACGCAATCAGGTGGCCCTTGGACTGAAAATTTGACTCAAGTAGGTGGCGCAGCTATCTCTTTAGGTCAGAAAGTAATGGCAGCTTCCATTCCAGTCGTTATTGCAAGTGATCAATCGATCATATTGACAAGCGATAAAGCTGATGGACCTGCATCTCCAGGAACTGCATCTAGTTTTTCAATGTTAGGCGGAGCTATTTATAATAGTTCACCTATCAGTTTAACTACTGGACAACAGGCTTCCTTACAATCTGATTCAGCTGGACGTTTATTGGTAGACGGGTCACAAGTGACTCAACCAGTAAGTGGAACAGTAACTGCTAATCAAGGTGGAGCACCTTGGAGCCAGAATATTACACAAATTTCTGGAGCTTCCCCAAGTGCTTCGAATAGTTTACCTGTTGAGATCTCATTAGGATCTTCATTTGTAAGCTCTTCAAATCCTTTACCTGTAATTATTGATCCAGCTGGCGCTGGAACACCAATCATGGATTATAAAGACGCTAGTGCTATTGCTGCTGGCTCTTCAGATAATCATGATTATACAGTTACTGCGGGGAAAACATTACATCTACAACAAATTGAATCATCAGCAGCTGGAAAAGCTAAAATGGTTCTTCAGATTGAAACAGGTGTAGCAACAAGTATATTTACTCCGTTAGCAGCTCAATTTAACTCTACAGCAACTCCAGATATGAGTTTGATCATTCAAGCTCCTATATTAGTTGCCGCTGGTGTTAGGGTTCGAGTTACTATGACCAATAGAGATCAGCAAGCAGATGATCTTTATAGCTCAATTATTGGATTTGAAATCTAATTAAATAACAGGTGATGTATGGCAGATATTAATTCAAGATTACCGACGCAAGATCAATCAGATGGAGCTACGGGCTCTGCTATACCCACTGAAGCTATATTGGTTGGAGGTTCAGACGGAACTAACCTCCAACCTATTTCTACTACATCAACTGGGGTAGTTAATACTAAAGATCAATCTGACGGGCCTGTAACTCCTGGCACTGTATCAAGTTTTTCACAACTTATAGGTGGTCAATATAATAGCACACAATCTGCTCTTACAACTGGTCAACAAGCGGCTCTACAATCAGATGTTCGTGGAAATTTATTAATAGGTTCAGGTTCTGTTGCAATATCTGGTTCTATTGCAGGAAACGGTAATATATTACTAATCCCCGGTGCTGGTCTAACAAATATTAATTCTTATTCCGGGATACTAATAGAAATAAGTGGAACTTGGAGTTCAACTTTAACTCTTACAGGTTCAAATAGTGGTAGTTCATTTTTTACAATTGATGTAATAAATTTATCTAACCCAAATAATGGACCACAATCAACAATTACATCAAATGGATTATACTATGCACCGATCGGGGCTACAAATATAGCCTTAACTTCTTCATCATATGTTTCCGGTACAGTACTTTGTTATGCTCAATTACGATCAATTCCTCCAGCAATACTTAATGCACCATTTCACACAGACGTGTCTACAACTGGAACTTTAGGCGCATTAAATGCCACTCTACAGTTACCTATAAATGACATATCATCCGCATACGCATTAATCTCAGGAACATGGGTAGGTACTATTCAGTTTCAAGGTAGTGTTAACGGTAGTACGTATGTTCCATTGGAAGCAGTCCAAGGTGGACCGACAAATGCTTATACTACTGCTGGGTTTACTACAAATGGTGGTGTAAGAATTGCATTCTCTGCTGGTTTTACAAACATCCAAGCTATAATGACAGCGTATACGTCCGGTACGGCTACTGTTGTTCTAAATACTTCACCTGGGGTGTCAAATGTTGAAGCGACTCAGTTTAATGCTGCTAATTTAAAAACCACAGCTTATACTGTTGACGGTTCCGGAAATGCCATCAATTCAATAAATTCGCAACTAGAAACTGCTGATATTATTAACACGTCTATATCAAGCGGCAGTATCACTGTTGGTACCACAGCTGTTGCAGCTAGAGTCGGTGCCTCTAACCTAACAAGTAGAAAACAACTTATGATAGCCCCCGTTACCAATACAATTTATCTAGGCGCTACTTCTGGTGTCACTACAGCTACCGGCATTCCAATATATCCAGGTCAAGTTGTGGCGTTTGCGTATGGCGCTAGTGTTACTCCGTATTTAATAGCTGCAACTTCTGGCACTGTAAACGTATTCGAAGGAGCTTAATATGGCACAAGATGGATACTTTTCTTCATACAGCCCCCCAACAACAGCTACTAACTACACGGTTACTAGTACTTCAGCTCAGACTTTAACTACTGGTGGAGTTATTATTGCAACGGTCACGCCTGTAGCCGGAACCTATCTAGTTGTAGCAAGCTGTAGTTTAACAGCTTCAAGCGCGGCGGGTAACGTTGCGACGGTTGGTATATTATATAATGGGACATATCAGACTGGCAGCTTGCACACAGCCACGCCTCAAAGCACAAATACGAGTATTATTTATTCTAACAACTTTCAAGCCATGACAATTGCAACAAATTGTATCTTGACTGTTAATGGTTCTGTAGCCGTTACCTTAGCAGGTTATACAAATACTGGAACCGTAACAGTTAACCCTTTAGTAATGAATTTAGTGAGGATAGCATAATGACTAACGATCAAATCATTGCAGCAATTACAACAGCTTTACAGACTCAAGATGTAAACGGCGAATACGCTAATGTTGTTTTGTTGATGCAGGCGTCTATAATAAATAGCTTAAGTAGTATGCCGCCTGATCAACTGGCTAATATTTGCACACTTTTAAGCATCAACACGAGTGGGTCTTAATATGATTAAATTACTACATAAAATTATAGCTTTTATGAGAGGAACGTTTGTCGCTGATTGTCCAAGATGTCATAAACATTTCTTTGGAACAGACAAGCATGGAATACAAATAAATATTAACGGTAAACACTATAGGATAGTGTGCCATAGATGCATGGGGGAACACAAGTTGTTGAAATAATATGGATAAGTTGGATAACATACAAGAAAAAATAACCAAGATAGAAGTAACCTTAGCTGAGCAGCACCAGACATTAAAAGAACACACAAGACGAAGTACAGCCAATGAAAAGGCAGTAGAGCTACTTAGAGGACAAACAGACGACGTTAAGAAGATGGTATATACCATGCATGGTGGGGTTAAGGCCTTATTTGCAATCTTAACAATCATAGAAATTATTTCGAAGTTTTGGCATTAATATGATACATAGAGTGCTGCGACATATACACGACGTAATAAAAGGAAAGACCGACGTAAGTACCTTGCGGTCTGGTCATTGGCATACTGTTAGAAAACATCATCTAGAGAATCATCCCGTATGCGAAGTCTGCGGCGGTAAAGATAAACTACAAGTGCACCATAAACGGCCTTTCCATATGCATCCGGAGTTAGAACTAGAGCCAAGCAATCTCATAACTTTATGCGAAGGCATGCATAACGGCCTTAGTTGTCATTTACTTGTGGGTCATCTAGGAAACTTTAAATCAATTAATGTTAATGTTGAAGAGGATGCAAAGATATGGAACTCAAAATTAAAGAATCGCCCATTGAACCAAAATTCTTAGACATGATCTGTCAGGAATGTCATGTAGCGCTAAAGTACCCCCATGGCGAGCTAAATCAATGGTGTAAATGCTGTTTTTGCGGGTTCACTGAGGTTAATCCTACACAAGAAAAATCCAGTATTATCAAAATTTAAAGATAATATCAGCTGATATAGTTGTCTGGTCTACAGCAGTCCCATTATTATAAGGAGTTACGCCGGGCGCTAAAGACCTCTCGTAACGAACTTCTGGTCGTAACATTACATTCTTAGTAAGATGATGTGTTAGGCCAAACGTGGCGCTATAATACGAGGTGGCGTAGCCAGTTCTCTGCCCTTGTGGGTCATTTAAGTAATCGTTTCTTAATGATAGATAGTTACTTTGATTAAGTTTCATTTGAAAGTAGTTAACAAAGCCCGTAGACCACGATAATCCGTTTATTATAGGTCCACATCCGCCGCCCCCGCCGAATGAATAAATAGGTCCGTAATTACATGTGCCACCTAATGCGGCGTTATACTGCCATTGGTAATAACCTTCGGTTTGCATGTGGAAGGTATCATTAAATTTATGCCCCCACACTGCTGTGTATGCTCCTAGGTTATCATGTCCTTGTGTAAATTGATTACTGCCTAGTGAATTAATGCCGGCCCATAGGGAGTCATTTTTGCTGTTAGAGTCTAATCGAATTAACAATTGTCCGTTAACAGGAGAGCTGGGTATAAATACAGACATATCATTCGCTCCGTGAGCGCCGGCTAGAATAGACACGTTATCACTTAATTTAACGGTTCCCGTGACCCCAGTGTATGTGTAAGCGTCGACGGTAAACATTAAGGAATGGGAATACATATAATTATCGGGCGATGTTTGAGCTTCAATATCGGCTGGAGATATATATCGGCCGGCTTTAATAACTAATCCTTGCGCTACACCTGGGATATAATAGGTTACATACGCTTCCAGGGGATCAAAGCCATACAGGTTGTTATTCTGTAGTAATTGATTGCTAAAGTAACCTTGCGCAGTCGTATACCTATAATCTATGCCGTAGATACCAGTTAACCGAAAGCCCCAGTCAGTATTAGTCCTAGACGCCGTATCCATTACTTTATCAATTCTTAATCCTAGCTGATCTAATTGCACAGAGTTAGGGACTATATTATAAGACATTGGAGCATTCGATTGGCTAGAAGTACTTATGTTAGCTCCTACATCCACCCAACCATAGACTTTAATGTGATATTTATCTAAAGAATCTCCAAATATAGAGTTCTGTAATATCCCCCGTTCATTTGGTATGGAACTATCCATTGCCGGCGTAGGGCCAACCCAGTCAGAACTAGGAAAAGGTGGAGAATCCAGAGGATCGGCGGCTAAACCAGCTGACGAATAAAGCAATAGACTAAGGAATAATATAAACATAAATCGGTACTCCTATCCCATATAAGTAAGCCATAACCTACTTATTTAGTCAAGTACCAGTTAATCTACCCAATATTTGCTAAAGGGATGATTGTCTTGATAATAAATCTTAGCGACAGCTTGCATTACTTTGTCAGTATTATACACTTTACGTTGCCGCCACAACCAAAAATTACCGGCGAAGTTCGCCAACATAGACTTATGCTTAGTCGCCTGCCATTGGTGCCAATTAAGCCTTCTCGAATCTGTGTCACTCGTTGGAGCATTAATACATGACGTCGCGATAACTAGGGCATTATAGAATGAGTAGAATGGCATTAGGAAGCTAGGAACACCCTTATTTAAGAGAAACGCGTACAGAAGCTGGGGGAACCGCCATAATCTCATCGGAAGGCTAAATGGCACCTTTAAATCGAATTCAGCATACCCAGCGAATACACCAACGTGATCGTCGTATTCATCGGGGGTGGTGTCTCCAGGAGCTCTGTGAAGGTGGTTGTCAGTACCAACGCAGGCTTTAATCAATGCCTGGTAATTCGAAACATCAACGGTATTTAGATCGCCATTTCTGTTAAGCATTATAAAATACTCACTAGTGAACATAGGCTGGTTATCGCAGCCTCGAATCGTTCCGGAAGGTACTATAGACGGGCATACATAACCGTCAACTGTTTCGTATGGAGATATCTCGCTGCGCAAACTCATACAGGCTCCGTGAATAAGGCAGCTTCCATCGCTCTGCGTTTAGTTAGGCCTTCTGATACTTTTCCTCCGGCCTTGGACCATAAGGAAAATCGTCTGGCTGCTTCTTCAAAGTTACTTAAATTAACTTGCTTTAATAATCCTGAACTGTTGAAATTACCCTGTCCTATATTATAGGCGAGGCTTACTAAGGCTGAGAATTGATTTTCATTGACATCGACATCTAACTGGTCAGAAACACCTTCTTCGAACTTAACTAAATCTTGTCGTAATTGATTATCCGCTTGCTCCTGTGTCCACACTAGCCCGGGTTTAACTTCTGGTCCGGTATGACCAAAACCTATGGTATTAATTCCGATGATATCTTTGTATGTTTCTAGTCTACAACCTTCGCAAGTCTTTATAATCTCTAAACCTTTTTCATTAATTTTCATCATCCCTCCGCAAAAAGTGCCGTCCGTGGCTCATTGATATTACAGTTCTTCGACTAAATCATCATAATTTAGTGCAGTATTAAATGCTTTGCATAGTGAGTTATCTTTGTGGGTTTTACATACATCCTCAATTTTTTTGAGGATTTGTTCTTTATCTTCAGCAGTGGAAGATGGAGCTGCAGCAACACCATCTTCAGCTTTAGGCGCAATTGGGTTTAGATTATCAAGTTCTTTAAATAGAAAGTTATAAACGTACTCGTGAGGTACAGCCAGAGCATACCCAAGATCACCACTGCCGGCGAATACGACAGCGCTAATCTGATTTTCTTCGCCATAGATTCCGGAACCCGATGATCCGGGTTGAATGGTTGTAGATACGACGATTGATTCAAATTCACCTACGACGGGTAACTTTCCGGTCATAGCACATATAAAGCCAGTATTAGGGTTAGATTTTTCAGCTTCTGTACAGTCTCGTAATCCCATTATGATTTGTACGTGTAGCTTATCTGAGAAGTGTCCCCGGGTAATAATTACAGGAAGAAGATGAGGGTGTCCTGAAGTTGTAGCGTGGTCGAATCTCAATGGTGCAGTTCTCGATACAGATGCAGACGGTCCAGCATGTGCGGATACGAATATAGCGCACAAATCATGCCTATTAGACATCTTAAAAGCCGTGACAGATAGTTTACGACCATCTAGTAAATGAACTAATCCTCCATGTTCTACAACCTTACAAACGTGTCGGTTTGTAAGAATCATCGATAGAGTTTCGGTGGAGTTGACTACCGTACCACTCCCCCCAGAATTTTCAGCCATATTAGTGATTTTAACAGTAGCCGTTGGTATAAACTCAGAAGGACGCGTGCATCCAACTGTTCCTAGTAACATTAATCCGATTAATAGTTTTTTCATATATCTCCTTTTTCCATTACAACATAAATAATACGATTATTCAATCTTTAATTCACCTGGGATAATATTATATTCATCTAGTAGGATCTTACATTGTTCTTTAAAATGTGCCTTAGTGAATTTATGGCTACTATCGTCAAAGATTACTATCTTACAAGTGTCTTTACCCTTATACCGACGTAGGCCGCGACCAAAAGCTTGCATAAGTGAGTTCTTAGCTTTACCAAGGCCTGAGATAATAATAAACTCTGCCGGCTTCGTATCTACACCCTCTCCGACAATACCAGTTGTTCCCACTAATGTCTTTATCTTGCCTTTTGAAAAGGCCTCAATTAATATCATTGAATCCTCAGATTCGCCATTTGCGAACTGCGAACCACATAATTCACTAAGGATCTTGCCATGCGCTATTTCCTTGACTAATACAAGAGTAGAGACGCCACTATGGTCCAAAGCACGAACCAGTCTAGCAATAAGATTATTACGCACGTCGTTTTCAACCACGAGAGTTTTGTAGACTTGCCGCCATGTATGAGCGTTAGTCTTGGTTTTTGGTATCGCAACATAAAATGCCTCCAAGGGAGTTATGTACCCGTTTTCTACCGCTTTATGGAAATCTACCCGGTATATTATTCTCCCGGCTATGCTTTCAAACAAGATATCTTCTTCTGAACGACTGCGAAAGGGCGTAGCGGTAAAAAATAGTCTATAGTATATGCCGCTCCAGTGCTTACTATTTAATGTCCTATAAGTCTTTGCAGCGACATGATGAGCCTCGTCTATGATTAAACAGTCGTACTTCTTAGTCTTTTTAAGCTCCGGAGAATCAATATTCTCAATTGTTATATTTTTAAGAGACCCAAAACAAGCTTTAAAATCTTCAGTAAGTTGATTCTTAAGGGTTAGGTTTGGTACTACTATAAGAGTCTTAACCTGTAGGGCGTTAACTAAGTACATCATGGTTAAGCTTTTACCGAAACCTGTAACTGCTGAAACCGTCCCACGGTGGTATTTCACAGCAGCCTCAACTATCTCTAGCTGTTCAATATAGGGGGAATGCGGAAAAGTGGGGTTAAACATCCCAGGCGTAGACGCAGGTTTAACCCTCGTATCTAACACCGAGAATGGTGCCTTTAAGGCGGTTTTAACAGTCTCTAATAGTCCAGTAGGGAACATGCCTGACTTTGCCAGTAATGACACCCTTTTACCCGCTTTAACGCCAAACGGTGTAAATACGGGCGGTAGAGAATAGGATAGGACCTCTTTTAGAGAGTTATGTTCGGCTATAGAGAGCCCCTCCACCTTAGAGGTACTGTTGTGTATGATTATATTAATCAACTTCATCCCGTTTCCAAAATAGGTAATGGCCGCAGGTTTGGCACTTATCATGTTTCTTACTTACGTTTTTCTCCACACCGTTACGTGACATAGTCTTGGCGTTTCGGGCGGCCTTGTCTAATCGTAGACATATTTCACTATCGCATATAGCTTGAAATGTATAAACCTTAACTTTTTCTTCCTCTTCGAATAAGTCAAAATAATTCATAAATCCCTCCCACAGGATTATTAAGTAATAGTAGTATGACCACAAGCAATGCTATAACACTAACAAATACTACTATTTTTTTGTTAGACCTGTTCATACAATCAATACTATCGTATTAAAAGAAAAATGCAAATATATAAATATTTATTTTAACCTATTGACTTTTATCTAAAAATATGATAATACTGTAAGTATATAAATTGCTTAGTTAAATTTACACTAATAATTCTAAAATAAGTTCGTTAGAACTTATTGGGGGTTCAAAGGGGGTACGAAGTAAACCCCCTTGGTAGATAACTATTCGAATATTTAATATCTATAGATTAACAATTAAAAGGCTATACGTGTGTCTATTACTAAAGCATTCTTTACTAAAGTTAATTATAAGAAAGTATACTTAACTATTTACAAATGAATTAAGGTTTGTTATCCTATATTTGTTAGTCCAACTATCCCTCCTCTCGGAAGGCCTACAACGTATCAATCGATACATCACAAGTTGTAGGCCTTCTCTCTTTAGTATTGACTATTATAGGTAAATTATGTAATCTAATACTATGAGTACTGAGAAATTAAATCAATTAGACGAAATAGCGCAGATAATAGCGATAGAAAACTTTAAGATAATGCAGGCATTACCTACAGATGGAACTATAGATCCGATAATCCCAATGGTTACAAGGACTTTCAGGTTTTATTTGCAACTGGTGATCCTACATGTTTTAAATAGCAAATATAAAGAAGGGATGACTCAGGAGGAAGCTTACGAGGCAGTTCACCAGAATTTCCTGGTGTTTAAGTCTCTTCTTCAAGACAAT